CTCCATGAAGATCACCGTGTAAGTCAACAGAGCCACGATGTTGTTGATCAAATCCCTGAATTGGATAATGAAACATACATACAACAGTGCCATCATAGACCAATCGCAGGTATTGGTGTACTTCCTTAAAACACTTGCGGAATGTGGGATCGTTCAGTGTCTTACGGTCGTGATTACCTTCAACTAAGATCTTAGTGCCGTTACAGCGGTTCATAAATTCTGCTGCCTTTTGAGCAGGCAAGAATGCCACATCACCCAATATGTACACTGTATCTTCAGGAGCAATCAGGTCGTTCCATTCCTTGACCATTTGCTCGTTCATATAGTCTACGTCATTACGAAACCTTGCCCGCGATACAGGACAAAAGGACATAATGTTCTTATGTCCAAAATGTAAATCACTTGTTACCCAAGTATTCATTATTCACCACTCTTTAATAAAAATTTGTTAGAAATTGCCTTGAAGCTCACAGACTTTTCGTTACACTTGAACACCAGTCCTTCACGCTCTTGCTTGGGATTCAATTCTGAATTACCTTCAGCGTACTTCAACAGATTTTCAATAGTTTCGCCGCCGCCCAAACGATCATTAGAGATCAAAATAGGGCAGTGATTCAACTTGTGTTCAGTTACAAACGCCACTCGTTCAGCAGGAGTGTAGTAACGACCTGCATCAATGTCATAAATGTCGTAAACATAAAAGTCTTGATCACGCATTTGGTACTTGTTACCTTGAATGCCGTTTCCAATCAGTTCACCTTGGACTGCAATGTTACCACCTGCAATCTTCAACTTTTCTTCTAAGTCGTGCCGGATAGCGGCACGCCACAATGAATTATCAACATTACGCTTGAGGTCAAGGTTGCGTGAGCAAACACCAACTTCACCATCAATAACATAAACAGTCATTGAAGACCCATCGAGTTTCTCTGTAATTTCCCAAGATAGATTTTCAGTCTTCCACTCCGCCAACTCTGCTGACAAGTTTTGAATACGCTCTTGGTCAGTCTTCGGAATCACTGAAGGGAACATACCTTTGACTTCACCTGCAAGTTCTGCGGGGATGGGTGCTTCATACTTGGTGATGCCAAGCAGTTCAGAAACATCCATACCTTCGTAAATCTCACCAACCTTGTCTAGAACAGTGTATCGGTCCAATAGAAGGCCCTGTGACAGTTGACCACGCAACTTTACAGTACGCAGACGTTCACCCTTGACTTCATTGAAAACACGTGGAAAGTTTCCTTTTGATAGAAATGGTGCAATGTTATGTGGAATCCAAGAATCAATTTCGCAGTACACAGCCAGATCACCAGCAGTGTATTCACCCTTCTTTACCACGCAGGTCCATCCACCTACGATAGCGCATTCAATTGCATCAGCGCCTTCAATAGGACGCAGTGCATCAATCTTACGGATAGTTGCCATTTTACGAGTCATTTTAAACTCCTTTTACCAAAGTAAATCAAAATTACCAGCCAATACCTTTTTAACACTGGCTGTACGATCTGTTAAGTGATCCTTGACAACATCATCTTGGAAACGGTAAGTACGAATTTTATCACCACGCATACCCGACCCAACCTGTTGCCGCCTATCACTTGCTATGTGTGTATTATAACTGGTTTTAGTCAGTTTGTCAACTCTTTGCTGTATATCTGTCCTAGCTTGATCCAAACTGTTTTGACGACTACGGCACTGTGCAGTGGCCACTTCTCCAGTGGGAATATGAGTTATTCGGCAGGAATTTTGGTGCTTGTTACGGTGCTGACCTCCAGCACCAGTGCCGCTGTACCACTCGATTTTTAAATCAGTTTCTGGTATAGCCACAACTCTTGGACGATCAGTGTCATCTATGATGGCCACGGTCACTGTGCTGGTATGAACACGTCCTTTCCTTTCGGTGGGTGGAACACGCTGTATGCGATGTCCTCCAGGTTCATTCTTTAAGCCGGATAGGTCAGTGCCCTGTACTTCTAAATGAAGTTCGCCTTGGTACTCACCTATCAGGCGGGTAGTTCAGCCCCGGCTTTGTGCAAACTTGATATAGGCTTGTGCCAGATCTCGTACAAACAGTTTACTATCTTCGCCACCTTCGGCAGCTCTAATCTCAATAATCTTCTTCATTTTCAATTACCCTTTCATTTCTTTTTGATGCGCCTATTCGGCTGGTTTTGTTCCAATCGTATTTAACACCATCTGGACAAACACCATCACGAATACTGTCTACACCAAACATACCTACAATTTCAAAGTCTTGACCTTTGATAGTCACAAACTCATTCATGTGCTTGGCAAGATTCATCGCCTCAGTCAGTGTTAAAACTTTGAATGTTTCTTCTTTACCAATCACTTCAAACATTTATTACTTTCATCTTGAATAATTATTATTCCTAATATTTTGATCTATTTCATTTAATACGTGATCTAAATGTGCCAACGCTTGGTGATAGTTTTGGATCCAACACATTGCCGCAAATCTGCGTGTCATATAATGACCACGTTTGAGATTTTCTTTTTGTAAATTCTCAATATACCAAATACATTCTTCTTCTGTAAAAAACAAGGGTATGTTTTCCCAACCGTGAAATCCAAAACTAAAGTTCAATCCTGTAAGTAATTCAGTACTAAACTTCAATGACAGATCAAGCGGGGCAAATTTAATACCGTGTGCTTTTTCCAAATACTCCCTGTATCGAACAGAGATACTCCAATCTTCACAACGTTGATAATTCTTATCTGAAATGAATACACTGATCTCAGGATCCTGTAGTGCAGTAATAAGTTTCTTACTACGCAGACTACAGCCACCACCACCATTGTACCATCCATTGGGCGAACTATCATAGACTTCGTGTTGTATCAAACTATTGGCCAATGGATACCACTTTTTATGAGTAGGAGATCCAATGTAGTCATAATCCAAGAACTCGTCAGTCCATTCATCTTGATTGACGCAAAACCCATCATACTGAATACTGATCACGTGTTCAGTGTTGATATATGGGCCCATATGCTTAAACAAGAAGTCACAGTATATATCCAATGTTAGCGGTACTGGCTTCATCGTAGTCGTATCATACGGTGCGATGGAAGTTGCAATATCGTGATAGGTGTGTTGATACTTCAAATTGGGCAGGACCCGATCTGAAAATACCAACACTTCATCAAACTTCTTTGCCTCACAGCTTTTATTGATAGAAAACTCTGTAAGCTCGTGATTGATATTGCTAACACTCATCAATGAGATACTCATTAGATATCGCCTTCTCGTTCTCTACGAGCTTTTCTTTCTTTGGCCAATGTGAAAACTTTTTCATTATCATTGGCCCAGTCGATTTCCTTAGGGAGAATGATCCCAAACTCAGTTGTTACACCGTTGATAGTGTGGGGCTCATTCTCATCATAGGTCCAACCCAAGTGCTTCATCATACGATGTTTGACACACAGGTTAGGGCTACGGAAAACTTCAGTGTCATCAAAGCCCATCATAACACCAACTTCACAAACTGCACCACTACGACAAACACCTGCGTGGCAATGAACGATAACGTTCATATGGTTAGCCAATGCGTGTTGCAACAGTTGAGCCAACTCAGCAGCCTGTTTGTGACTGCATCGCATTGACTCATCCAAGCATTTGTCATTTTCTTCAATGTCCAAAAATTTAAATTGATGGACTTCCTTAAAGGTATACAAGGGGGCGGGATATTCCATATCTGGATCGCATATCTGGATCAACATAGAGTTCTCACCTGGGTTAATATGTAACCCTCGTTTAATGTCGCTCAGTGCAACATTTTGTATCCACGGCATTACTGCAAATCCCAAATCTTTCCACCAGCATCACGGTAATAGTCGTCGTTAGCATCCACGGCGGTTTCTTCTTTGTCCACTGGATCAATTACATACCATTGTGCACTACCCGACTTTTGATAAGAATTAATAACACCAACTGTGGCAACCAACGGAGCAGGTTGCTCAGTAGTTGTGGTAGTAGTTGTAACGGTAGTATGCGTTACTTCTTCATCGTCAAAATCATTATACATCACAGGCTCACTCCTTCGAATAACGGCCACAATAATAGCCACAAAAAACAATAAGAAAAACAAAACAATAAGAAAACTCATTTATAGAACTCCAATAATAAAAATAAACAGCAAAACACAACCAATACCAAGGAAAATCATAAGCACGATTTCGCCAACACTAGGACCAGGTTTTTCAACATAGACAACTTGTTGAGCGGGTTGTGAACTTTGATACTGCAAAGCATCTGCAGGAGCAGCCTGTGCTACCATAGCACCATTTTGCATAGGAACAAATTGTCCATTTTGGTATGTGCCAACTTGATAACCTTGCTGGTTAACTACTCGACCATCTGGGTAAAGCAATGCATTACCATTATAACCACCACCTGAATAAACAACAGTGTTATGAGGATGCATCATATTACCAATAATCAAACCAGTCAATAGTCCGTTACTGTAGCCAAACCCCATACCCATACCGCCGTACATCATAGGTGCACCTGCATAACCACCGCCAGTAGTCCTACGTGTCATTGTGGTAGTTGATGTAGTTGTAGTAGTCTGCCTTGGAGCAGCGGCAGGGGGCGCACTAAAACTGCCTTTATTGGCAGTAGGTGGCGCAACTGGCCGGGGCGCGGCTGAAGGAGCACTGAAACTACCTTTAGATCCGCCTGAACTAACTGAACTATGTCCACCGCCTGAACTAGCGTGGCCACCTCCTCCACCTCCTCCACCTGGCTTGGCATCGACTGCACAGGCAAAAGCCAAACTAATTGCCAATACTGCAAGAAACTTTTTCATAAAAACCTCATTAAGTTAAGATAAACTAATTATACAGTAATCTTGAACAAATGTCAAGACTTCATATTCATTTTAAGCAAGTAAAGAGTTACTTCAGGACCTTCTACAATGACCACATCTTGTGGATATTTGTTGGCACCAGTATACCATTTACTGTGAGCACCAACTTCCCAAACTTTAACCATTTTGTTATTAAGTTTTTTAATGGTACCAAACTCCAAATTATTGTGGTAAGGATAGCAAACAGCATCACCAACCTTGATAATACGGCCCAATTTGTCCTTATGTTCAATTGGTGCTTTTACAGTTTTAGCAGTGCTCATACAGCAGTTTCCCTTGAGTCAGTTTCAAACTTTACTTCTACAATATGATATTTTGAATATGGATATTGTACCACCAACCATTCCAACAAGCCTGGTTCGTAGGGAAGATTTACTGATTCATCATAATTGGTAATATACCGAATCATGATGCATACCAAATTTCTTTGAAGCCTTCATCTAATTCAGGTTCGTCCCAACCTGCAATCATTGATTGCATAACGTGCTTGGGGATATTCTTACCCGGGCGGCTTGCCAAACGACGATTCAATTCTTCTTCATCAGGTGTTTTAAACACCACTGCAATATGTTCATAGTCAGGCAACATATTAAACTTGCGAGTACGACTAGCAATGCTAGTGCTAGTTTGGTCCCAGATGATATCCTTGCCTGCTTCACGGGCCTTGACAACATCGTCTGCCATCAACTTTACAGCAATGGGCATAAAGTCTTTGAACACTTCGTTATAGGTCTTACCTTCAAGTTCAGCTTGTCGTTCCACGTGATGGTCAGTAGAAATGTATGCACAATCTTTAGCCCATTCTTGATTAGCAACCCAAGTGCTTTTACCTGCACCTGGCACACCAATCAATTGATAACACTTAGGCATTTTCTAAATCCTTAATTTGTTTCATTCTTCAACTCCAAAATGTTCTTTAATTCTACGGTTAATCTCTGTTAATACTTCTTCAGTAACATCTTTAACCTCGCCTGTTAGAACACAATGTTCGTGTTCCCAAGTGCAGATTGTTTTACTTTTTCCATCTTGCTCAACCACAACCGATAGTTTCATTACTGTACTCCAAAATGTTGTTTCACTGCTTCTGCGAATCGTTCACTGGGTTTGTAGTTAAGATTGGCAGGATCACGCTGAGATAAACATACACGGGCACATTCCCTGACAATCAACTCGGCGAACTTTGCCAACTTATCTTTTTCTGTTACAACACCCGGACCATTTTGACCTTCAACTAAATTATTAGGCGGGTTGAATCCAGCCTGTAGAGCAAGTTGTCGAATTCGTTCGTTCATAGTTCAATCTCACCAGATGCAACTAATTCATTTACGGCATCATTGAATTCACTTTCAATATCCCAATATGCTTCTGCACGTTCGATATCCTTCTTGCGTTTACGAACAGCAGTACCTTGTTGATAAACAAGCCAAACGTGTTCTTCACAATAACTACGACCTTCAACTGTTGGCTTGCAACAGGCCGAGGCCATTTTAGTACTATTGCCAAGCCAAGTGCATTGGGTAATTTCAGTATCATTCATTTTCGGTATCATCTTTCTTTAAAATTTTATTAAGTTCATCGATAGAATGAACATTGCCTGCACCCACGGAATCCATAAAGTCTTTAAGACTTATCAATTTATCACGTGACATACTGAGCATATTGTTAGTACCACGCATTTCGCCTTCCACACCTGAAATGTATTCAAATACTAACAGTAGTACAAATACTGCCCACCAGCGAGTATCGTCCCAATGCAAATCTAAGGTAGTCAATATCCAAAAGATAGTGGAAAGTACCACCAGTCTTTGCATTGTTCGACCAGTTAGTAAGTCCCACATATTAGCCTCGTTTCATACAAGTTGTACGGGCCATTGCCTGCCAATTGCTGGGAAAGCTCTTACGCAAATCTGCCAACTTAAGAACCATACGCAAACTAAGTTCACGCAATTTAGTTTGGTTAGTTACAATGAAATCAACCAGTTCATCACGCACAATGTCGATGTTATCAAAATCATATTTTTCCAACATACCATCGGAGATAATTTGTTTGATACGCAGGATCTTTTCACGGGTAGTATCCATCTGCAAATCAATGTAGTGGCAACGTGACTCAAGTGCGTCCAAGTGGTCACGTAGTTTCTTGGAGCGAACGTGTTCAAACTTAATGTTGGTAATGAAAATTGCCGCACCTTTAAACTCAAAGCGATCTGGAATACCTTCGCTACGCAAAATACGGCTGTCAGTATTCCAACTAATAAAGCGACGTGAACTAGAGTCCAATGCACCTTTCAAAATATTCAAACTAAGGTCTTCTTGCAAAATGCTGTCACAGTCATCAAACACGACCACGTTACCGTGTGCGCTGAATTCGTACAGTTTAGCATACAGACCAATTGCACTCATTGCACCTTTAACAACTTCGTACTTGGGTTTCTTTTCAGCCAACTTATTAAACAAGTCTGCTTTTTCCAGCACAGTTTCAACACCAAACGACTTACCAACGCCTGGAGGGCCACTAACAATCATAGCACGAACATTGCCTTCTTTCACGGCACGTGTCATACTGTCCAAGATCTCAAACCGTTCACGCAGACGATCCATAATTTGTTCATCTGTTTCCTGTGCAACTTCTGCTTCACGAGCTTTGATAGCTTCTGTATCAAACTCGAGAATGTTAGAAACTGCTGACGGTTTAGTGTTTGCTTTTGCCATTTAAAAACTCCTAAGTTGTTTAGTATGTGTGTATTATAACAAGAAATAAAACTGTTGTCAACGGTTGACCTTATAATTTCCGCTCAAAAGAATCATTGAAATATCCGCTTCATTCTTGAGGTTGATCCAATATGGTCGTACAGTTTCACCACGTGGTGGAGATCCAAAATTTGAACTCCACTGGCCTCGCTCTCGTTGCCATGAATATTGATGCCCGTAACGTTTTGTTAAAAACTGTTCAATTTCACCAGCACTTTTGCCCCAGGTAGTGAAACGTAAGGCGTGGGTAAAACCACTCTTGTATGCTGTGTATCTGCGATTAAGTTTAACAATTTTCATAAGTGTATTATAACAAAAATTGCCTCTCCAGTCAAGAGATATTTTAATCTACGCTCCGTCTGTTCCGGAGTGTCACCACTAAGAGTTGTACTATTACTTGCCCAAGGATTTACCGCGGTACCTTGCGACTCATACTGAGATTTGTGGGTTGCTCGCTGTTCTATTAAAAAGCATCCATATAGTAGTGATGTTTTTCTTGCACCTTAACCAATGTCAACGCTTCACCATCTTTGTTCATAAAGATGAATGTACCTTTTTGTGGATCAATCTTTTGCAGATCACTGGGCTTGAACTCAGCCTGTTCCCACTCGTAGTAATCATCCTCATCTGGGCTCACTGCTGGAGTGATCACTTTGAAAGTGATATCAACATCGGCCTGTAGTGGATTGCCTTTCCATTGTTTGTTATCAATGTTGTCGTTCTCTACCAGCACACCTTTGACAGTCAGCGAAACATCGTACTTGTTACCACTGTCAAACTCTGGCTTGACGTTAAGCATACGCAGGGCCGCTTCTGGAGGCTCATTGTAGCGATTCATTTCTTCAACCAAGGCCTTCAACATATCAAAGTTGAATTGACTGAACAGACTTGTGATAGAACAGATGCGCTGAATGTGGCTCTTGTCATTCAAGTTATCTTCGCAGTATTCAATGATAAAGTCCTGTGTCAGACCTTTGTAGTCCAACATATAGAAGATGCGACCTGGACGATTACGCATATGGCTATCAACACGCCATTTGTCGTTACAGGTAATAACAAACAATTTCTTGCTGGGGAATACGCCATCCAGCAGGGTCAGCATTGCTTCTTGATCATTGGTGTCATAGACTTTTTCAAACTCATCAAACAATACCATACAAGGTTGTTCGATGTTTTGAATAAGTTGATTGAACTTGTCACCAGTCCAAGGCTGATTGATAACAATGGTTGGAATACCTTGTGTAGCAGTTTGAATACTCAATGCCTTGGCCAGTAGGCTCTTACCAGAACCTTTCTCGCCAGTAAGCATCACGCCAGTACTTGCACTACGGCTCATAAAAGTATTGATGATGCGGTCACAGTTACTATTCAAGTCGCCGTAACGCTTGCCTTTGATTTCAAAAGAATCAATAGTTTCAAGGAACAAATTTCCCTGCATATCTGCTTTGATGGTATAGTTACCAGCAGGTAGTTGATCATGAAGATCCAACGCTTCTTTCGAAGATACTCGGAATGTATTACCGCTTTTTAGAAAATATGGCATCTGTGACTTTCTATGTGTGTTGTTGATATATAAAATTATACGTTAAAAACAAGGGACTGTCTAGTCCCTTGTATAGTTTACTTCATACTATTTGCTCGAACTTCGTCAAAGGTAATTTCTTTGATCAGTCGACCATCACGGTAAACTTCTCCCAATGCTTCAGTCCATACAGTGCCCCGATCTGTCCAACCTTTTGGTTGTTCAACACTGGTTTGGAATTCACCACCGCTGGTCCACAAAGTTACACGACCTTTCTTGGACGCTTTGACCTTGTCAGTAACGGGGTCTTTGAACACATCAACCCATTCACCTTTAATCAGTGCCGCGCTACATTTCATCGCAAACTTTTGTGTATCACGATCCAATTGCTGTAGCAATGCACCACCCATACCAAAAGCAATGTTGTCTGCACTCCAGCCACCAAAGTCAACAATCTTTGTAAGAATACTGCGAATGCTCAACTGGTTGATACCGTCACCCCAAAGTACACGAACATTGTTCAGTACTTTGTAGCCTTTGGCGTTTGTGGTATATCCAAATGTTTCGCCTAGGATTTGAAACATCTTTGGCAGTACTTCAACAGGATCGCCACTGTCAGGACGAATAACGACAGTAGCACCGCTGTCAATTACCTGTTGTTTCAACTCAGTGCCCCACAAGCGGCAGGCTTGGTAAATGTCGTAACTGTCCGACACCACTGCCAACAATGCACCAGGCTTGCCAAATTGTTGAACCATATTGCTATAGGCTTTTACTTCGTCTGGACGACCCCAACTTGTGACAGTGCTGTGCTCTGCGGCAGGGATACTAAATCCAGCGATTTCAGCGCCGTAATACTCACGAGCATACAAAATGCCAGTGATAGTATCAGTGCCCATGAAGTTGACAAGGTGGGCGGCTCCGCCGATGCCAGCGGATTCCATGCTGCTAACGCCACGAGCACCAAAATCATGGAGCTTAAAACTAATAGATGTAGGATCACCAGATTTCTCCAAATAGTCTGTAATAATGTTTTTGATGTACTTACTTTGCGTTGACACAGTAGTACCGTACCAAATAGCACGAAGCAAAGCAGTTTCCAACCAAGTAGTCAACCAGAAACATTTAGGATCGGTGTTTTCAATTGTCGCAAGTACGTTTGAGACTGGAACAACAGTGCCTTCGGGTACCGCTCTGATAACAACTGGCAAATATCCGTTGTGAGCGGTAAGAATGTACTCCCATCCTTCCCTGTTAAAGGGCTCGCCGTGAGCGGTGAGGATTTCGTCAGCGATGTCGATGTCAGCCTGGGTAATTGGGCTGAGTAGGTATTCCTTGATAAAAGCCTGTAGTCCGAAGAATACAGTTCTATCATAACGGCCGCCTCGTGACTCAATGTACGAATATACATTGGTGGTTCCTAGTGGGTATTGTTTGAACATTGACACTTTATAACTGTCTGTGTTCAGGATAAGATTTTTAGATAATTTCATTTTAAAGTTCCTTTAAAGTTAAAAGCATTCGCGTCTATCGCTTATGCACCTACAAAATGCTGTAGGATTTCGTAATGGTCTTCAAAGCATTGATCCGACCGGACCTCTGCAATAGGCACCCATCTAGCCTTTTCTGCATCATCACTACCTTTGACTTTTGGAAGTTCGCCATCAGGTAGAACAATGTGGAAAGCGTGTGTAATTATACGACCTCGTGGACTACGGTCAATTGCATCAAATACTCTGCTACGAACAATACTACCTTTAAGTACTGGAGCAGGAACCTTGATCTGTGTTTCTTCACGTAGTTCACGCAACATAGCGGCCTCAACACTTTTGTCTGTATTAGCATTGACATAACCGCCAGGCAGTGCCCAAAGGCCGCGACCTGGTTCAGCACGGCGTTTGATCATTAGTACGTGACCACTGCAAATGACCACAGCGTCGGCAGTACTAAAGATTGGAGGATACTTCAATCCAGCATATTGCTTTTTGTGTTCAATAATGAATTCACGTTCACGGATCACTTGTTCGTACTCTGCGGTAAGTGAAAACGCCATTAAGAAATCAAAAGTACTCGGCGGTACAACATTCTTAATAAAGTTCATATTGACATCACGTTTGAAATACAACTCGCGAATGTCAGTAGCATCAAGTGGTTCAAGCAGTTCTACTTCTTCAAAACCCCATTGCGGGAACATATCTAAGTAAAACGAACTTGGATCTTTCTTGTGCCCAATAATACCAATGTTATCACCCGGTTTGGTATGTTTAGCAACCAATGCTTGAACACGAACTGCCCACGCTTGGTCATTGTAAATTGTATCTGGATTGGGTTCAACTTGAACCTGCAAGTCAAGTCCACTAGTTGCGTACTTGATCATTACGCTACGTTCGTGAAAGGTAAAGGGATTCTTGTAAGTGCGTGGCTGATTAGCGCTGCCGCAAATAAAGATCAATTGTTTACATTTAGCAGTGGCTCTATGTGCCAGCATCAAATGTGCTGTGTGAAACGGTTGAAAACGTCCGATTAGGACAAGGGTATCATATTGTTTAGACATTCAAAAATCCTTTGAATAATGTCGCTCGGAGTCTATCTCTTTGCTGTATGTATTTATTATACAGGAGAAATTATCTCCTGTAAAGTGATTTGGTTATTTTTATACTACTATATCTTCGTAGTCTTCTTTACCTACACCACACTCTGGGCAGGTAAAATCATCTGGAAGTGTATCCCAAACGCCTTCAGTTTCCTCATCGTGAATGTGACCACAGACAATGCAAACGTGTTCCATTATAGTTTCTCCAATACAGATTGATATGCGGCGGCGTGACGTTGCTCAACTTTTTGCAATGCTGCAAAGCGTTTTTCAGCTTTGGCCAATACAGCAGCAAATTGTTCAGCGTGTTCTTTACTTTCTTCAATTTGGTGATTGGCTTCAAAAGCGGCTTTGGTATTGCCTTCAAGTTCTGCTGCACGTTTGAAGTCTGGATACATTGTAGTAAACTCATATGTTTCACCTTCAATGGCTTTTTCCAAACATTCTCGAGTATTTGGTTTACCAATTAGTAATTCCAAATGACCCCAAGCGTGTAGCAACTCTTGGTCAGCAGTATGCTCAAAATGTCGTGCAACATCTTCGTAACCTTCTTCCCTTGCAATCTTTGCAAAGTAACGATACTTGATGTGTGCTTGACTCTCACCCGCCAATGCGCTTTCAAGATTTTTAATTGTAATAGACATACAGTCTCCTTGTAAAATAATATTGTACTTTTATTTACTATAGGAATCAACCTAAAAATAGCATTTTTCAATTGAAAATTCCTATGACTTCTATAGTCATAAAAATAGGCTCCGGAGAGCCTACTTTGAGTTTCTGTTGCGAGGTATGTCTTACCCCAGGCTGCGTTTAGGCGGCCAATGCGTAAACTGAATCGTTTGCATTTATAGGTTTTGTGTCTTCGGCCGGGAAACCCCAACCCTAACGGCTTCTACATTGCCGGACTGTCCATTTCATTACTCTTGACCCTGTCGAAACCATGGCAGGCCCATCATAAGAAAACTTACTTTATAAAACGAGGAATACGAATTTCTGTACCAGCATATTGAAATGAATCTAACATTGGAACTAATGATTCAATATCACTAGCATTGTGTCGTTCCATCATCGTATGCTCACCATCTATCAACATAAAGTACAACTTGGTTGTACCTTCGTCAACTTGCGGCTTGAAAATATATTCTAAATCTTGTAAAATCATCAAACTTCCTTATGGTGGACCTGGCGGGAGTCGAACCCGCGTCCAGAATCCTTTTCAATCGACTTCATACAGTCTTAACTTACAGTATATATTTATTTAATATCTATGTCAATCAAATTGGTATCAAAAATTATGATACATTCTTTATTGCGTGTATGGTACAAGCATACCGACAATCTTTGTGATTACTGGTATAGTCATCTAAATTTTTCATGGTTTGATAATGAATGCATAAATTTTGAACGGTGTTCATTAACATAGGCAATCTAGATAGATTAAGTTTTTTTAAACCTTCAATCCAATGATCCATCGTATCTTGATAATAGTTTTCAATCAGTGGATTTTTAAATTCTTTTACTGTAAAACCTGCTGATTCAATTTCTGAAAAAAATTGATCCTTACTTCTACATTTCCCGTACCAAGCTGGCAATGCCCTACTCCCATCAACATCTACAGTAAAATCTTTGATTATAATTTGATCAACATTATTTTGTAAGTTTTTCAAAACTTGATCACCGTGTTCCAAGTGAAAATAGCTTTCGAAAAATATAGCCACGTCGTAATGCTGATCAGATTTAAAATTGTGTAGATCAGCGTGATATGTAGGAAAAAATTGATTAGAGTAGTCTGCTTGGACTTTGGAAATAGTTACTCCAGTTACATCACAATTTAATTGTTCCTGGAACATTCTTCCCGGACCTCCCCACCCACAACCACAATCTAATACCTTTGATCCTTTTTTAATATAAGGAAATATATCAATTACTGCTTGATCAAAAGGATTAGCCGACTGACTTTGAGCTCCCCAATGAAAGTGGGCTTTTTCGCCAAACACAGTTTTGGCCATTTCAGGAGTGATTGAAGAATAAAAATCATCTAAAAACATAGCATCTGGTAGATGTTAATGGATGCGGGTGACAGATTCGAACTGCCGATGCACCTGGCTTATGAGACCGGTGTGGTGACCACCCTACCCGCTGTATATTTATACCAACTGTTCTGCTTGTAGCAGTGCAACAGTTTCAGCACTCAATTCAATTTCAGTGCGAACATTAAGTTCCAACACCTTGTCGTTGATTGTTTGCTTTTGTTTCTTCAAGTCACGCATTGCTGCCTTGTAACCTTCAATTTGTTCTGCTGTTAGAACACCAGTATCAACAGTGTCAGCATAGCCATACATACGGCTAGTCTTTTCTTGTGTGCGGATCTTTTCCAACTTGCCGTCGATAACTGCATCAGTCTCAACTACCTTGCTGTCAGTCAACACCTTCAATTGTACCAAACGCTTGTCAACGTATGCGGCATCTGCCAGCAAATCGCTAACACCAGACTCAACATTGGCACGACCAACTTGAGCACGAATGCCATACAGGGTCTTGGTCAAGGCAGCACGTTTACCATCATTAGTAACTAATGTGTTACGGGCGGTTACCAACTCAACAGAAGGAGTTTGAAACTCGTTCAATGAAACTGTGGCAGTGACTTCGATAGTCTTGATGTGTTCTTGGATTGTGTTTTGTAGAGCGTTTGCTTTGCGAAGTGTTAATTTCATAATCGAGTTCCTTTCATTTGATTTAAAATACAGTGAGCGTATGGCAAGTTAATTGCAGGACAATGTGCAATTGACATTAGACCAAGTTGGTTTTAAGGCAACCTTTACTAAAGCAAAAAACAATAAACAGTGGATCTAATATTTCCGAGCATCAATAAACAAAGCAATTAAGCCAATTCATCTCGGTACACTAAATCGCGGAGTTGTTTCCAATATACTTTTTAAGAGTAGATTGATAGGCAATCTCTCATCTCCACACACTCACAGTCAAGTTTTGAGAAAACTTGCAAAACGAATTTATATTGAAGCACACTTATGACGTTTCTAATCACAGCGGTGTCACTGCCTTAATATCTACACTATGTATAAATTAAATGTACTTTAATATAATGGAGGACTGAGAATACATCCTTACCGAACAACACCTCGGACATTATTGTAAACCTTGCGAGTCTACTTTCTTCCGACTTCCACTAAGCCCTATTGCTAGGTATCCTAGTCTGTTGTCAACATCGCCGTTTTTAGTGACAGGCAGTAGTCACGTCGCCGTATGCTATTCTACACTTTCCATTCCGTTGACCTTGCGAGCCATTCAAGTGCGCTAACACCTTACGAAACATCCTGTATAAACTAATCTCACCTTGCGAGTTTAATTAGACTTAGTTCTCTTACGAGCCAAGTATTAGATGTCTTTCACATACGACCGAGTCAGTCTTTGCATTTTATATAAGGTTGGATTTGAACCAACAGCCTATTCCTTAAAAGGGAATTGCACTACCATTGTGCTACTGTAAACCTACTGCGATGTGCTGACTCAGTTGCTACATAATCTTTTGGACTACATAATACAACACACCACGTACCTTTTGTCTTGCGAACTACTCAGTCGTCTTTTGCGATCTGTGTCGACCCCGCCATTGCTGACAGCCTCCACTAACCACTCAAACTGCATACAAGCCCTTAGGTGCAACCCTTCGGACAAATACACTACCCTTTCTCATACTAATTAACTGGACTGGTTTAGTTGTGAAGTCAGCACCACCTGTTACTTTCCATCTACTCAAGTTCCCCTTGCGGGCTTGTAAGCAAAGGTTCTTTCCACAACATCCAGCGTCATTGTTACAACCACCGGTCTTATCAGTGATCGCTGTCTCGCGACAGTGAGCAGGCTTGTCTAAACGAACTATTACTAGCGGAGTTATGTAGGCATACCTCCTTTGGCTGTGTCACCACAGTTATTCTTCGTCGACGGCGAACCGCCTACAGGATATTAAACTACCCTTAAATTCTTATACAACTGCACACCTACAGGATTTGAACCTGTGGACATTGCCAATAGACAATGCTATGCTCTAACCATATCAGCGTGGCCTACGCCTTAGTGGGCAGTTGTATAAGAACTTCTTATACTCGATTTTTTAAAGAACGTATACGCTAATTGCTTAGTGTATGTATATATTGTAGCAAACTTCTTACTGTTTGTCAACACTTTTTTAAAAATATTTTAAAATAAATGCTCTGCATCCCCCGGCGGTAATTATAGTACATCAGACCTTTGGAGTCATCACACGTACCTTCCACCCGCTCCCCGACAGGGACCGTTCTCGCATTGCTAGCGGCCTTTTGGTAAGAAGACTACCACCCTTGCTTATCACAGCACTTCTCATCGTACGGGTCATACTATCTGCTGATTAGACAGAACGTTCTTGGTCGGAGTACAAGGATTCGAACCTTGGGCCCCTGCGTCCCAAACGCAGTGCTCTACCAGACTGAGCTACACTCCGAATT